TTAGGAGCTTTGTTAGATGCTGTAGTTTTAAAAAGATACGTGCCAAATTGTAATTGTGATTAAAAAAAGGAAACTTAAATGATTAACTTGATTAACGGTGACTGCATTAATGAGATGAAAAATATTCCAGATAAATCTATTGACATGGTGCTATGTGATCCGCCTTATGGGACTACAGCTTGTAAGTGGGATGTAGTTATTCCATTTGAACCGATGTGGGAACAATTAAAAAGAATTATAAAAGATAATGGGACAATTTGTTTATTTGGAAGTGAACCTTTCAGTTCTCATTTAAGATTAAGCAATATTAAAATGTTTAAATACGATTGGTATTGGCGTAAACCAAAAGGAACAGGGCATTTAAACGCAAAAAAAATGCCATTAAAGGACACAGAGTTAGTATCTGTTTTTCAGAATAAGATAAATTATTTCCCAATTTTCTCTAGTGGTAAACCATACAAGAACAAAGCAGGAAGTGACCATTCTCAAAAAACAAGCATGACCGAAACGTACGGTGATTATAGTAATTTTAGAAATGACAACACGGGGATAAGATACCCTAAAACCGGGATTGATTTCCCAGTAGTAGAAAGGGGTACGTTGCATCCTACGCAAAAACCAGTGCTGTTATTAGAATATTTAATTAAAACTTACACACTAGAAAATGAAACAATTTTAGATTTCACAATGGGAAGCGGGTCAACCGGTGTAGCATGTAAAAATCTTAACCGTAACTTTATAGGCATTGAAAAAGATGAAACCTACTTTAAAATAGCTGAACAAAGAATATTTAATTAAAAATATAGGAAACTTATGACATGGTTAATAGCACTACTAGTAATAGTTCTTTTTTACAGACTTTATCAAATTGTAAAAGTTACAAAAGCTCAAAGAATCACATGCAAACTTCACACATGGCTAGAGTGTACATCCATCAACATGGAAACTAAGGAAGTTTTACCGTTTTTAGTCTGCAACACGTGTGGCATGGTCCCTGGTGACATTGATAATCCACAGTTTTTAGATGAAATACGGTAATTATTACATACAAGGTTGCAATGTGATAAAAATGATATATAACCAATTCATACGAATTACCGTATAAAAAAGTTTGGAGCAATTATGAAAAACACTCTATCAGTTCTAGCATTTACAATCGCAATCAGCTACTTGTTTACTCTTTTTGCAAGTGGCTACACTACGACAAGCAAAGGCATTAAAGAGTATTCTTGTCTCACATACAAGCAGCCGCTTGATTGTGTAAAATAAAAAAGGTGAATCGTGGAAGAAATTAAACTGCACTGTAGATTTTGTGAAGAAATTATTGAGGTGGGAGGGGCGTTCCTCCTCAATTCAGAAAGGATTTGTTGCCCGCACTGCAATAAAGCATTTGATAGTGACAAATACAAAGAAGCATTTTTAAAACAAAAAGTAGATCATGAAGACACTAACTATTAATCTATTTATCGCGCTTTTATCTTTACTATTCCCCTTTATGCTGTTATACTTTTGCTGTACAATTATTTATCTTTTTAACTAAATTCAGGAGCTACGATGAAGTTTGACGTTTTTTCAAATAAATTCTCGCAAGATGTTTTTTTACAAAAATACTCTATGGACGGTAGAGAAACGTGGGCGGACACGTGTAAGCGTGTAGTGACATCAGTTTGTGGACAATTGATTGACGGAAAATCTCAAGATAAGATATACAAACTGATGTTAGATCGTAAGTTTATTCCGGGAGGCAGATATTTATATTCTGCGGGTAGACCTTTTCACCAGGTAAATAACTGTTTTTTATTTCGCGCTGAAGATTCGCGCGAAGGATGGGCAGATGCGACATATAAGGCAACATCCGCGCTGATGACCGGCGGCGGTATAGGATTCGACTACTCAAACTTACGAGAAGCTGGCGCATTAATCAAACGTACCGGCGGAATGTCCACCGGACCGCTAAGCCTTCTCTCAATTATCAATGAAACAGGACGATACGTGATGCAAGGCGGTCAGCGTAGGTCTGCGATTTACGGTTCATTGAATTGGAAGCATGCTGACGTTTTCGCGTTTATGAATTGCAAAAATCACAGTGAAGAGTTAAAAGCTGCAAAATCTAAAGATTTTAACTTTCCTCTACCTATGAATTGACCAATATTTCAGTAAACTATGATACTGAATTTTTCATAGCAATTGAGGATGAGGCGCACCCTTTGCACGGGCAAGCGTTAGCCGTTTTCACTTACAATTGCAGACAAGCTTTTTCAACCGCCGAGCCTGGATTTAGTTTTAATTATTTAAAAGACAACGAAACACTTAGAAACGCTTGTTGTGAAGTAGTTAGTGAGGACGATAGCGATAAGTGCAATTTAGGTACTTTATGGATTAACCGATTTAAAGATAGAAAAGAGTTTTCAGAGGGTGTAAAATATTCAACTCTATTCTTACTTTGCGGAGCAATCTATTCTGATGTTCCTAATTCTAAAATAAAAGAAGTGGGGGACAAAAATAACAGAATCGGTCTAGGGCTCGGTGGTATCCATGAGTGGCTACTTCTCAATGGTGGAGTATATTCTTGTACTCCAGAGCTTCATAAGTGGTTGCGTGTTTATGAGCAAGAATCGGATTCTGCTGCTTTTATTTATGCAAAACAATTAGGAGTGGCAATTCCCAAGGGCAAACGTGCAATCGCTCCGACTGGAACAATTGGGATTATAGCGGAAACCACTACAGGAATTGAGCCTTTATTTTGTAAAGCGTATAAGCGACGATACTTTAAAGATAACAAGTGGATGCATCAATTTGTTGTCGATGGAGCGGTTAAAAGATTACTCGATCAAGGTGTTAAGGTTGAGGAGATACAAGACTCTTATGATCTTTCATTTCAAGAACGAGTAAAGTTTCAAGCGGACATCCAAAACTACGTAGACATGGCTATCTCATCAACCTGCAACATGTCTGCATGGGGGAGTGAAGATAATAACGAAAAAACGCTAGAAAAAAACATGAAAATATTATTAAAATATGCTAAACGATTGCGCGGTTTTACGGTTTATCCTGACGGCTGTAGAAATGGACAACCACTCACTAGAGTGTCGCTAGATGAGGCGTTAAAGAATGAGGGCACGGTTTTTGAAGAGCAAGAACGAGAATGTTTGAACGGAGTTTGCGGTTTATAGTTGCAAAAAAAACAAAACAATGATATAATATAATAGAGGTGAAGTCTCTCCCTTCACCTCGTTTTAGGGAGATGCATGAACTATCACAATAAGTATTTTTCGACTGTAGACACTACCCACACGAAAGGAATTCGTACTGGACTAATCATAAAATATGCTTTAATTACATTTTATCTTTTTGGGAAGATACTCGATTTCAAAATACCGATGTATCCCGTAGGATACGATAGAAAACGTGCTTTATATATAAAAGAGATGGATGACTTGTGGGAAAATGATGAAGAAAATCAGGAGATGCTGTGAGACAAAAAATTGATGAAATACTAAAATCAGATATTATCGCGCTGGACACGGAAACTACGGGGCTAAATGTTAGAAAAGACAAAGTCATAGGTATCGGAGTAGCATCCAACGAGCATTCTCTGTATATCCCGCTACTAATATGGGATGGAGTAGAAATGCAACCCACTCAATATTTAGAGGATGCAAACTATTTACTGCAGCAATTAAAAAATAAAAAACTAATATTGCATAATGCAGCGTATGATTTACGAATAATCAAGCATGATTTAGGAATAGATTTACTGTCAGCGCTGCACTGCGACACTATTTTACTCAAACACACATTAGAAGAAACCCCTCCTTTTTCGCTAAAGGATATAGCCGTAAAAAACGCTAAAGCGCTGGGCTATGATAGAGATCCCACTGAAGAATCTAAAGAGTTAAAAGCCTCGATCGAGACAAACGGTGGAAAATCCACTAAAGATTGTTATGAGCTTTACAAAGCTGATGTTAATGTTATTGCACGATATTGCGAGCAAGATTGTAAATTGACGTTAGCAGTTTACAATTATTACAGTAAAAAATTGATTGACGAAGGTTTAGTGGATTTTTACTACAAGGATGAAGTACTACCGCTTTATAAGTTTGTCTCAATCCCGATGATGGAGAGAGGGATAAAGCTTGACATGCCTAAAATTAATCGTGCTAAAGAAGAAATTTCATTCGATCTAATACGATTAGAGAAAGAAGTTCAGGACGGAATTAAGACTTATAGTTCAGATTTTAAAGCGTGGTTTTTTGAAAATGAATATCCAGTAAAAACTAACGGGAACTTCGCTCAAGCTGTTGCAAACTACTATGAGTTAGAATTGCCGGTAACAAAAACTGGAAAATTGAGTGTAGCGCGTGGCGCGGTGGAGTCGCTGCCGGAATCCGATGGTAAGTCATTTCTACTCGGACATATGCAGCTTCCTGCTGATATTATAGAAGAGTTACAAATGAAAATGCACGGTGAGACGGCAGGAGAATATTTTATTAATATTAACTCTAAAGACCATCTGAAGCGTATTATTTTTAGCTTCTTAGGAGAAAAACCTGAGCGTCATACCGAGAAGGGCGCTTACCAATTAGATGATAGCTACTTACAATCAATAGCATACAAATACAGCTTTATTCCACCTCTTTTAGTTTACAATAAACTAAATAAAATAAAAGCGACGTATATCGAAAGATTTTTAAAAGAGTCAGAAAACGGCATATTCTACCCTCAATTTAATCAACATAGAACTATTTCCGGTCGCTTTGGAAGTGACATTCAGCAGCTTCCGCGCAACAAAGATTCAGGAGATGAGTTGGTGTTGAAATACACTAATATCATCCGATCATTTTTTATCGCAAGACCGTATCATTTATTTGTAGATTCAGATTATGAAAGTTTAGAGCCGCACATTTTTGCATCTGTGTCGGGAGACAAAGGGCTGCAAGACATATTTAACAACAACATGGACTTCTACTCAACCATTGCAATTATGACTGAAAAACTTACTGACGTATCTGCAGATAAGTCAGCTGATAATTATCTGGGAAAAGTAGATAAAGAAGCGAGACAACGTGCCAAAGCTTATTGTCTCGGCATTCCGTACGGCATGGAGTCGTTTAAGTTGAGTAAAGATCTAGGCATTGACCAGCGCGAAGCTCAATCATTGATCGACCAGTACATGAAGGCTTTCCCTCAATTAAAGCAATGGATAGATCGCACGGATTTAGCGGTTAAATCTGTAGGATATGTTACATCTTTAGCAGGGCGAAAGCGTAGAATGCCAGAAGCGGTTAGTATATTTAACAAACACGGTGATAGTATTTTGGATTCTCTACAACTATGGAAAGATTATCACGAACAAGGTGCGCTTTATGAAGATATGAAAGAAAAGCGATGGAAGCTAAAAAATTGCATCAATAATGGGAGAAATTTTCAAATCCAATCCTTAGCCGCTTCGGTGGTTAACCGATCTTCCATTGCAATTAATCTTGAATTAGCCGCTAAAAATATTAAAGCGTTTATAATTTGCTCGGTTCACGATCAGACGATTGTCGAATGCAGGGCAGAAGATAAAGAAGTTGTGGCAGAAATCGTTCAGAGAAATATGGAAAATATTATAAAACTACCTGTGAAGCTAAAAGCACCTCCGTCTTTTGGTAAAAATTTTGCTGACTCACATTAAATAAGGGAAACAATGTTAATCACAATAAACGATAAATCTTTATCTGATATTAAAAAGTTCTCGGAAGAATGCGTAGGTACAAATAAATACTATTCTAGTCGCGGTCAAAGCAATGTGGCAAAAATTACATCAGACATCTTTACTGGAAAATGCGGAGAATTTGCAGCTTATCAACTACTATTATCTAAATTTGAGGATGCAACGCCTCCAGACTTGGAGATTTATATCGGTAGACGAAAATCTCACTCAGCAGATCTAACCGCCGGCGGATTCAAGTTTAGCGTCAAAACTCAATCAATGGATTCAATTAGGAAGTATGGAATGAGTTGGTTGATGGAAAAAACTTCTCTCCCAAAATTCGATGGTCACCACGTTATTCTTTGTTTAGAGCTTGAACCTGGAATTATCTTGATACAAAATATCGTTAAATTTGGAGCTATGCTCGCGGTGCAAGCAGAACCTAAGTTAAAACATTTAAAGTCAAAATGTGCATTTTATTATGACGATATATTGTTGGGAGGTATTGAGTGATTTCAAAAAATGAAATATTAATGGGACGAGAAAAAGTTGACCCATTGAGTGAGGACCAGGAAGCCAATTTGGAAAAATTATTAATCGCGGTTAATAAGCTGAGAGCGCTGTACGGCAAACCGATGCACGTCACTTCTGGATATCGTCCCGCTTCAGTAAATGCAAAAATTGGCGGCGGAAAAAAGTCTGCCCATCTTACTCTAGAAGCTTGTGATTTTGCCGACAAAGATAGATCCTTGACAAATTTCTGCACTGATGATATACTAGAAGAGTGCGGACTGTGGGCAGAAGATTTTCGGATTGCTACGGTTTGGTTACATGTTCAAATTAGAGAGCCAAAAAGTAGAGTTAGCGGTCGCACTAGAGTTTTCATACCTTAAGGAGTATTTTATAGCTTTTCGTAAAACTTTACACCATCTATATGTTGACATGTGTTTTAGTTACAAGTTCGGATATAAACGCAATAAATTTCTAAAGCAGCTTTCAGCAAATTTAATAAATAAAAAGGTTAAAAAATGAAATCATTTCTAACAGGAGTCGGCGCTACTATTATCGCCGCGGTCGGGTTGTTTTTTCTATTGTTTAAAAAAAGAAACACGGAGTTCCCTTCATCAACCCCTGAGATGAAAAAAGCGGATGACAAAGTTAACGTACTGAAGGCGGAGATCAGTGACCTGGAAAAACAGTTTGAAAAGTTGGTAGTTGAGGAGAAGTCGCTGGAGTCCGAGCTTGACTATTGGAGTAAGGAGAAAAAATGAAATATTTACTAATTGTACTACTTATAATGCAAACATCCCACGCAGACATGGCAGCGCTTAAAAAAGGAGATTCAGCACCGTTTGACGGAATTATCTCAGACGCTGCACAAATGAAAGAGTTTCGCCAGATCAACGAAGAAAAAAAATTGCTAGAGCTGCAAAATCTAAAACTAAAAGACTTGTCAGCGGTACAAGATGAGAGAGTGGAGCTGTACAAGCGTCAAGCCTCTTCCCTCAATGATGAAATCGGTAAAGCCGAATCCAGATCTTTCTGGAAGTCTATCGGATATTTTACGCTAGGCGTATTGGTTACCGGTTTAGCGGCTAAAGTAGCAATTGAGTCTACACGATGAATTCAACTATATTTGTATGTGTTGGAGCCGACGCTGTCTACGATGATAAAGTAAAAGATTATTTTTATTGCGGTTGTGAGAAATGTTCAAAAAAACACAAATTAGATAGTAAAGCTCGTAAACCAAAAGAAGAAAAAGAAGAAAAGGAAGTACAATGAAAATAATTCTACTGACGCTGACATTGAGTGGGTGCGCGATTCTCTCCCCTCAGCCCGAAATTCCAAGGCGTGAACGTGATCGCGAGGCTATGATTGATTGCGCTAAGCGCTTGTATGACGCAGGTATGACGGAAGAAGGTGTTAGACGTATTTGTAACGATGCACTCGGAAAAATTCAACAATGATCTAGTTATTTTTTGCGTGACATCATTGCGGATTT